TCAAAAAAAGCTTTAAATGAATTTACAGAAAAAGAAGATTTAGAAGCTTTGCAGAAAATTGTTGCTGGGTGGTCAGATATAAAAGATGAAGAGGGCAAAGATATTGTTTTCTCACCTAAAGCTTTAAGAGAGATGGCAGATGATATTGATTTCGTTAATGGTGTCGTTGCTGCTTTTACAAAGTTCTATGCAAATGCAGACGAAAAAAACTAACTGAAGCTGCCCTTTTCTGGGTTTCGGGTGGCAGTGAATCAGAAGTACAGGTAGATGAAGATGCCAAGATATTTGGCATCAAACTACCTGAGAAGCCTAAAGACAAAGAAGAAGGATGTGTGGTGTATGACCATAACTGGGAAACAGTATTAATGTTTTTAAGGATGCAAACTCAATGGGCTGTTTCAATGAGTGGTTATGTTGGATTGAAATATGAGGTTTTATTAAGTGCAGGAGGTTTGTTTGACCTATACAATGTAGATAATCGTGTTGCAATGCTCGAAGATTTAAAAATCATGGAAGCAGCAGCATTGAAAGAATTAAACAAGGATTCTAAGTAATGGCAAGTCAGTCAATAGCAGATTTTGCCGTAAAGATTGGCATACAAGGAGAAGAAGCCTTACAAGGATTAGGAAAAGAAGTTGGTGTCTTAAGTAAATCAGTAAAAATAAGTAATAAGGCTCTTGAACAAGCGGCTACAGGTATAGCTAAATATGCAAAAAGATCTAGGACAACAACTGAAAGTATAAGAGCGCAAATTTCAGCTTTTAAAAAGCTGCAAGATCAGGTTGGGATAACGAGTAGAGAATATAAAAATATGGCAGGTCAGATTAGATCTTTAGAACAAATACAAAAAAGAGGAGCAACTAATAAACAATTGCTGGCTCAAATTCCAGGTGGAAAGCCAGGCACGATGAAGAATCAGATAAGAGCAGCAGCAGAAGAATTAGAAGGAATGAGTTTCGTTAATGGTCAATATAGAGATGGTCTAATTGATGTAACTAAAAGACAAAATGATTACAACAGGGCTTTAAAAGAACAAGAAATCATTGCAAAAAATCTATTTGCAATGGATCAAACCCGCCCTCTAGAGACAACAAGGTTTGAGTTGCCTGATCCAAAACAAGGCAGTCAAGGAATAAAACTATTAAGTCAAAAGACAGGCATAGAAAGATTTTTTCATTTTTTACTTGAAAGTCCTGACTGGAAAAAAGCTAATAGGATGCCTGACCCTGGCGAAGTTTCACCGTATGGAGGATATAAAGCTAGAAGAATACAAGAACAAACTCAGTTTGCTTTTGGCACTCCGAAGATAGGGCCAGAACTTCCAAGAACATCTAATAATGCTCAATATCAATTAGGCAAATTACAAGAAAGTCTTGGAGATTTAACTGTTGGATCAAAGCAATGGAACACGCAGATTGAAAAAATTTCTAAAGCACAACATGATTACAACCGAGTTTTAGCTCAAACAAATAGAGCATTAAAAAATGCTGCTGCATTACGTCCTGTCTCTACAGATTTAAGAACAGCTAGACGTAATCTTGCAGGATCAAGAAGAATAAGAGATCGTGTTGGTGGTGGGTTTAATCAATTTTCTCAAGATGCTGAATTTGGAATTTATGGTGATAGTACTGCAATACAAAAATCTATAGAGAGACACCAGAGAAGGCAGAACAAGATAAAAGGTTTTAGTAAAGCTCGTAATAACCCAATGGCGGTTAGTGGTTTATATGATCAGATTTCTCAAATTGGGATGTCTGATGTAAGTGGAAATATTGATCGTATGGGCAAAAGCTATAAAGAAGTAAGAAAAGACATAATGTCGGCAACTCGTGCTGGCAATAAAAGCACCAATGCTTTAACAGCACAAAGAGCAGCATTAGAACAATTAAGAGGAGGGTTAGAGATAGGTAGTAAAGGTTATAAAAAACTTTCTAAAGATTTACAGCAGGTAGAAATAAGACTTAGACGAGTAAATAAATTTAGTGGTAAGAACTTTGCAAGGACAGGCCAATCAATCTTAGGTGCTGCTTATTTTGGTGGCCCAGCAGGTGCTTTAGGGGGATTAGTAGGTGCAGGTATTGAAGGATTAAGGCCAGGTGGTGACATGGCTCAAGGTGCAATTAGTGGTGGTCTTTTAGCCAGTCAAATTATTAGTCCAATAGCAAACTTTACTTCTCAAGCTGCTACTTATTCATCTGATATTGCAAAATTACAAATTGCTTTAGAAAAAGCAACTGGGCCTGGAGAAAATTTTGCAAAAGCAATGAAAATGGCAGAACATGTAACTGCTAAATTCAATGTTCCTCAAGAGATTGCAACAAGAGGAATGACAAGATTAGCGGCTGCTGTTCAAGGTGCTGGTGGTACAACTGAACATGCAGCTTTAGCATTTCATAATGTAATTGCAGCAATAAAAGGTACTGCTGGTAGCTCTGAAGATGTCAAGTCAGCAATAACAGCAATGGTGCAAATCTTCAGTAAGGGCAAGGTATCTGCCGAAGAACTTTCGGGCCAGTTGGGTGAAAGATTTCCTGGCGCAGTAACAAAATTCCAAGAAGCTAATAGTCATATTTATAAGTCAACTGCTGAGTTGCAAGATGCACTTAAGAACGGAACTGTTGGTCTTAATCAGTTAATGGAATTTGTAATGTTATTAGGTGAAGAATATACAAAGACTGCGGCAGATATAGGAAAATCTGATGAAGAAGCTGGAGCAAGAGCAATAATAAGAATTAATGCTTTAAAGATACAATTAGGTAATTTAATTAAGCCTATTGGCGCACAATTCCAAATATTAGCTGCTGAAGCGTTAGAGATATTAATTCCTGCTGTTGTAGCAATCGGAAAGATAGGGGTAGCAGTTTCAAATGTTATAATTACTTCTCTTAAATTTGTTATTAAGAACTTTAGAGAATTAACAGAGGTTGTTCTTATTTTTGGTGGTGGTTTAGTTCTAGGAAAACTAATGGGTGGTATAGCTGCTTTAACAATATCTAAATTTGCTTTACTCAGAGTCGTGGTGAAGCTTAAAAACGCAATCAAATTACTTAACCTTACGTCTTTGGCTAATCCTTGGGTTGCTTTAGCCGCAGGAATTATTGCAGCGACAGTTGCTTTAGATAGATTTTTAAATAGAAATAAAAAACTGGCAGAGAAAGCAGCAAGTGGTGATCCTCAAGCATTAGAAGCAGCACAAAAAGTGCTTGATCAAGAAATGGCTAATGTCAAAAAAAGGAGGGCAGAATTTCAGGAATATATTAAAGATTTTAAAGAAGGTGGTATAGCTTATAAGGGTGCAACGGCTAATTTCAGAGATGAAATTGCAGTTTCAGAAGAGAAAATCAAATTATTTAGTAAAGCTATTTCAGAAGGACATTTAAAAAATGAAGAGGACGCTTCGGCTTATATAGACGCTCTTAAGAAGGCTGTTGAAGATATGGGTATGATTTGGCCTGAACTTGATAATGCAGCTAAAAAAGCTGGAGAAAATTCACCATTTAAACAATTCCAAAAAGAACTAGATGGTTTCAATGAATCACTTGAGCAAGTAGGTGTGAATGGATTCAAGAAACTGGAAGATACAATTATGGAGTTTGTTAAAACAGGAAAATTTGCGTTTAAAGATTTAGTGACAAGTGTTATATATGAACTTACTCGTTTATCAATTCAACAAACAGTTACCAAACCTTTGTTTGGGATATTCAAAAAAGCTTTGGGTATTGGACTTAATGCTGCTGTTCCTGGTGCAGGAACTGCTGTAGAAACTACTAGAACTGGGTTTAGTCAAAGGATGGTTTCAGGTTCTTTGCCAGTAGATGTTAATGCTAAAGGTAATGCCTTTGGAAAGAATGGAATTGTCCCATACAGAAAAGGTGGTGTCGTAGGCGCACCAACAATGTTTAAGTATGGCGGTTCACAACTAGGGATCATGGGTGAGGCTGGCCCGGAGGCAATTTTACCCCTGCAAAGAGGAAGAGGTGGAAGACTTGGGGTTGCAATGCAAGGCGGTGGTGGTGGCACAACCAATGTGAATTACACAGGCCCAACATTAAACTTTAATGGTGATGAGTATGTACCAAGATCTGCTGTGGGTGGCATCATTAATGCGGCTGCAAGCAAAGGTGCTTCAATGGGAGAAACAAGAGCAATGAGGTCATTGCAAAACAGTCGTTCTGCTAGAGGGAGGGTAGGAATGTAATGAGTGCTATAGCTTTAGTTACGTTCATAGAAATCTATGATCCTAAATTGGTTGATAACAATGGAAATATTGCAAATGCTGTTCAATATAGATTTCAGAATAGTGAACCAAGTTCTGCTGGAATAACTGATTCAAAAGTAGGTGGTGGCGCAAAATTTAATTTTCTTTCTTTTCTTTATCAAGGTGCTACTAGGAGTAAAGATGGAGACAATCTTGAAGCAGCAATAGTTTTAGCAAACGAAAGCGAAGACAGGGAAGGCTCTATTGGTACTAATAAATTGTCAATGAGTTATGCAGCCGAAGCTGTAAATAGTGGGTGGAGTATAAAAGTCTCTACTTGCAAAATGACTGATTTAACTTTTAATGCTGTAGAAACAGTTTTAGCTATTGATACTTGGAAAATATCTTCAATGGGTTACAACAATACAACTATTGAAATTTTGTTGTCTTCTTCGATAGATGCAGTTGGTGGAAATATTGGTCGTTTTCTGACAAGTAGCTTGGTTGGAAGTTTGCCTGTTACTGGAAGATTGGCAACAAGGTGAAGACTGAAATGTTGTTAGGTTTGCCCTATCGACTAGGAGCAAACCCAGATCAACATAAGGCTGCTGATTGTGTTTCTCTCGCTGGACAAGTTATTAGAAATTATGGAATAGATTTTCCTTTGCAAAATCGTGAGTGGTACAGGCGTTTAAGAAAAAAAGATTATGAGGTATTTCGTGATGAGCTAAAAAAGTGGGGAACACTCACAACAACCGCTAATATCGGAGTTGTAGCCCTTTGCGAAGCAGAGAAAGGTTACGGATTAGCTGTTTATTGGAAAGGCGGTTGGCTATCATTCGCAGACAAGACGGTTCATTGGAACCCCATAGGCGGATTGGAGGTTATCGAACTTTATTACCCTACGAAGTAGAACTATGTAACTCAATAGGTATAAGTGATAAAGAATATTTTGAATTTTTAGATTTAATTGAGGCAAAGCCTGTAAACGCAAGCATTGTAAATATGCCTGCTGTATTGCCTTTGTTACCAGCCTTTATGACAACAGCAGGTGCAACGGCTCTTAGTTTCTGGGGGCAAGTTATTGTCAGCGTTGCGCTGGCTGGTATTTCTTATCTTCTCTCACCAAAGCCAAAAGATCCAGGTCAATCACCAAGATTAACGATTGGTGGTGTTCAAGGTAGAAGTCGTTTTAATCGTACAAGTGGTTTTGATTCTCTTCAAGATTTAGCGTCTTTAGGTTCATTTATACCTTTGGTATATGCAAGGCAAGGTGTAAGAGTTTCTAGTCAGCTTATATGGTCGCAAATCAGAACAACTCAATATGGTGAAACTATTAATGCAATTGTTTTATTTTCTAATGGTGAAATAGGGTCTAAGCCTGAATACGAATCATTAGCTTTAGGTGAAGTTTTCTTATCTGATCTTGCTTCTTCAAAACAGAAAATATATTTTTCAAGAGGTGCAAGACTTGATGGAAGATTAGAAGGTGTATCTGATACTCAAACTCCAACAATTTCTGACGATCAATATCCAGAAGGTACTTCTAGAAATTCTCATAATTATGGGTTCAGGTTCAATAGAGAATATGACGATAGTGATCCATTTATGGTTAAAGTTTATGAAAGCAATAGGTTTACTTATAAGCCAAGTTTTAGTAGTGCAAAAACTATTTCGACTAATACTAAATTTGGAGTTTATTCTCCAATGCCAAATGGTAATGCGTATAAAGTTCCGTGGGAATTATTGTTATTAGCAAAGGATGGCGATGATGATATTAAGAGAGATTCAAGAGTTAAAATGGGAAAAATTACGCATCTATATCCTAGATATGTAGGTATTACTAATCGTGTAGATTCTGATTTCTATAATGGAGTTGGTAATGGTGTTGTATTAAGTCCTAATCAAGTCAAAGGTGCAATTGACTCTCCTTCAGGAGATTTATTTGTTAATTATCGTATTTTCCATGAAGTAACAGAATCAGCATGGATTGATTCATCTATTACAAAAGTTGATCCGAATAAAAGATTTAATAAATTTTCGCCTTGGGGTTCATCAGATGCTAAAGCTGTTGCAGATACAACCAGAGAAAATGTAGATGATGCAATGGCTTTAGGAGAGCAATATATGGTTGGTTCAACTCTAATGACTGTAGTAGAAGAAGATAATGGTAACAGATGGGTTTCTGGTTACAACGGATTTGATAAAGCAATAAAACTTATAGCAGATGAGCCTGGTTATCTTGAATTTAGAAATCAAGATGAAACACGATTACCGTTTCAATCATTAATTGTTCAAAAAGTAGAACTTGCAACTTTTGCAAATACGAAAAAATGCAATATCACAGAAATAGGTCTTAAAAGTATGGTTTGGAGACAAATAAATGGTTTTCCAAATGTCAATGAAATGCCTTCGCAAGATCGTATTAGAAGTTATGAAAATAAAAATGGTTCTATTCAATTAGGTAATGTAAGTAAATATGTTAAACGTCTTAGTTTCTTTAAAGTACAAGCAAAAAAATTAAATGCAGGAGATGATTTTGTTGACATAAGTAATATTGTTCTTTGTGTAAAAGGATCTTCTCCTGTCGCTCAATACAATCAAGTCACTATTAAACATTTACTACCTAGTGAATATGAATTTAGATTTATGCCTGTACCTGGCAATGTGGTCTTAAATTATTATTCTGGAGTAGTACATGTTCTTAATTTTTCGTCTCAACTTCGTACTGATACAAACTATAATTTAGGTTTACAAATTTCTTATCACGCTGAAGTTGAATCTTTGCCCACTGATAAGTTAAATGGAAATCCTTTTACAAATAATCCTGAATGGGATAGAGGAGGACTAGGAGTATCTTTTGATGAAGATGGAGATCCTATTCTTCCAACTGGGCCAGTTGCTAATTTTCAGCCTACAGAACATGGTCAGATGCCAGTCGATGAGGATTTAGTTTGGAATGATATTTCAGGACAGTTTCTTCCTCCAAACAAAACTACTTATTACGGAAATGGTTTAGGTAATAACGTGGGTGCTGGGGAGCCAATGTTTAGTCAACATACCAACGTATCTAACTACAATTACAAAGGAACTCCTGTTTCACATAATTCTTTTTTCAGTCCAATAAAAGGAATTGCTCTTACAGCAGAACCTGAAGGTAATGGATGGACTCGTTGGCATTTTATTTTCGGAGGCACATTAGTTCCTGTTTCTTTCTATAAAAGATATAGAGATGGATATAAACCTTATAGAGATACTGATTGGTCTGAGCCTCATGAAATGTATGACCAAAATGGCAATGGTACAAACCAATATCATAGGTTTAAATTGGCAAGGAACCCTAATAGTTGGGGTGGTGGAGAAGACTGGAGATATTCAAATACAAATGGGCTAAATGTATTTGCTATTGCTGTTCAACAATCAAACAAGATTCCATCTATAACAACAACTTATGCCAACAGAACAACAACAGCAGTAGCACCATCAACGGGTTCAGGTTTAACAGTACGTGTAATGACAAAAACTGATGGGACTAAAACTTTTAAGACCTACCAATTAGTTTCTTCAGGAACTGGTTATAAAGATGGAGATCAAGTAACTATTAATGGTGATCCTTCTCCTACTAGAAATTTAACGATAACAATCGTTCCCCCCACAGCACCTGTTCCTGATACATCAACTCATAGTGATTGGAGAATGGATGGAGGAGATGGTACGGCTAATTTCTATACAAATTATTGGCAAACTGTTAAACATAATCCAAACAATGCAATATCTGATTATTTCTTGTTTGATGCAGAATCATCAAGCCATGAGAATGGTTCTGAACACGAACTGACTTATGTAAACGAAATCATTCACGCAGGAAACGCAGAAAATCCTCAGATTGAATATGAAAATCTTGCGATAGGCGGTATTAGAATTGGAGCAACAAATACCTTAAGTAGTTTTAATGCTTTTTCTGGTTTTATTAAAGAAGGAATAAAAGTAGATCGTCTAATTCCTGATCATAATTTTACTTCTGGAACTAGCTATATGACTATAAATTCTGAAATAGCATCTACTGATAATTTTGTAGAAATAGTACATGACTTATTAACTAACAAAGTCTATGGTGCTGGCGACCTTGTTGGACATGATGGTGTAGATCGTATCAGCATGATTGAAGGAGCTAGATATTGCAGAGCTAACGGTTTCTTCTGGAACGGTATTATTGATCGAAAATTTAATATAAGAGAATTTATATTTGAATATGCAGCATATAATTTCTTAGATTTTTCTATTTTAGGTGGTCGTTTTAGTTTAAGACCAAGC